TCAGGAGCATTTCTGATTAACGCCACCGTTAAGAATCCACCCTTCAACAGCTTCACGAAGGTATGATTTGGGGTGGGTTCTGACTGGCTTCGGAAATCCGTGCCGTTTGGTATAGTTCCAGATTGTCTGACGTGATGAAACACCGAGCTTGTTCATCACTTCTTTCTCAGGAATCAGGCTGGTATCGGTCATCTTAATTCTCCAGGAAAAAAGAAACCGCCATCAGGCGGCTTGGTGTTCTTTCAGTTCTTCAATTCGAATATTGGTTACGTCTGCATGTGCTATCTGCGCCCATAGCATCCAGTGGTCATAGCAGTCGTTGATGTCCTCTGCTTCGATAACTCTGTTGAATGGTTCTCCATTCCATTCACCTGTGACTCGGAAGTGCATTTATCATCTCCATAAAATAAAACTCGCCGTAGCGAGTTCAGATAAAAGAAATCCCCGCGAATGCGAGGATTGTTATTCACCTTTGACGGCAAGTTGCAGGTTAGCCACGGTTAACCTCCTGCGGCGGTTCTGGTAGCGGCATCCAGTGTGACGGTTTCCACGACGCACCAGGAATTATCCACCCATCATTAGCGTCAGGATGCCCCGGGATGTAAGTCGCCCATTTCATTCGCCAGTCACCTTTCCTGTCAAACTCCACGGCAACAAGAACGGCTGTTTTGGTATCCGGCATTCGCTCACTACAGCTTATCCAACCATCCGGAGTTACCGGATAGTTGCGCATTGCGACCTTTAATGCCTCATAGAAGCAACCTTTCAGATTGTTGAACTGACGCCCATTTAGCGGGCCGTGTTCAGTCAGCATGTTGTGTAATTTCCATGCCGCGTCGTTTACTTCGTTGGATGACAGGGGAGGCAACTTGTAAGTTTGGCTTACAGGTTCTGCACTATCAGCTTCGCGCCGCTTCTGTAGCTCTGCTGCCATCGCTCTCACGACTTCAACTGGAGCCCTTGCAGCAAACTCTATGTTGGTGATTAGCTCATTAAGATATTGCTCGCCTGGATACTGTTTCTTATCGGTTATAGCGCTCATATCACTCTCCTTTGATGCGAATGCCAGCGGCGAGCTCGGCTTCACTTTGTTCCCAAAACCACTTGTGAAGCGCCATAAGCTTTTCGTCAATCGGTGCATATTTGCGATTAAAGTAGGCCTGAGCATCTTTCTCAGATTCGTCCGGCAATTCGCCAGGACCAAACAGTGTGTTATAAATCCATGCCAGTCCGCTTTTAGCGTCGCCAGTTTCCTGCCATTCGATAATCGCAGCCTGCATGACCAGAATGTTTTTCCCGATTAACAGGTCCAGCTCTTTGAACCGGTTGCGGATGTATGCATTCTCGCTTTGTAATTTTGCGTTGCGCTTCTCTGCGGCTTCCAGCTCAACACGCAGTTTCCCAACCGTTAGTGCAATATCCTCGTTCTCCTGGTCGCGGCGTTTGATGTATTGCTGGTTTCTTTCCCGTTCATCCAGTAGTGCCAGCACAATCGATGGTGTTACCAGCTCATGGAAAAGGTCCGCATCAAACCCCCAGTAGTCATGCATTGCCTGCTCTGCCGCCTCACGCAGTGCCTGATAGTTAATTTTGCTCATGTCACATCACCCTGAATCCGTTGCATTTACGTAAAAAATCGCAGATATAGCCCTTCATTTTTTCATGCCAATCTCGATCATTCCCATTGCACCAACCATCAGGTGGAGTCCAGTTTTCTATCAGAGCAGCCATTTTCTTTGCTTTCGCCGGAGTAGCTGTTGCGGTATCGCAGTAATGAAGAGTGTCAACCAACGCATCCATACCATCGATATCAAGTACGCAAAACCATGTGTGATTCGGAATTCCTACAGGTGGTATTTGTTGCCCACGTCGACGTTTATCAATAAGATATACACTCACTGCTTGCCTCCTTTGCGCCACATCGCATTCAGATATTTGTTTTGATTTACTGACGGAAAAGAATTTCTCTTAAGCAATTCCTCTCTCGATGGCATTGGCTTTACGCGTTGGCGAATAATCATTTCTGCCGGAAGAATGCCGGTATTGTATGCAAGTCCTCTCATGATTTACTCTCCACGAACTGGTCAATAGCCATGCTAAGTGACACACCTAAAGTCTCGATATGTTGCTGAATATCCTGTAGCGTCTGCGCCTGAGATAACAGGATTTCACGGTTGCATAACTCTTTGACCAGATGCTCAAACTTGCTGTAATAACCGATACGGCTTAGTGTTTCTTTCCCTGCATTCTCGCCTTCTTTGATAATTCCTCTTTCACTAAGAATCAGGTCGTGTTTTGTTCCGGTAATAACGTATTTGCCGAGGTCGATGTTTAGCTTCATTGTTTTCATTGTTAATTCCTCAGTCATTACTGATAGCGCCATAGCGTGAGCGGTAATTACGCAGGCGCGGGTCGATATATTCAGGGAAGTGGGTATATGTGGCTTTGCGGAATGGTCGGATTGATGTCTGGTAAATTCGCTCGCGTTCTTCTTTCTCTGCAAGCCATATACAATAGCGAAATTCCTTTTCCTCTTTCGTTTCCTGCGGTAGAGACATTATCAGGTCGTAGTTTTTTCTGAATTTATCCAGCACCTCCGATACGGAATTGCCGGAACAGCGGCGTGCGTCGTCCGCACCATACAGAGGCGCTGGCATGGTTTTCTCCTGATTAAATTGCGTGAATAGCGTGACGAGGGAAGGGGAGAGTTACTGGTTCCTCGTCTGGGTAGATAGGTTTGTTATGTTTGTGCCACTCGACATGACATGACTTGCAGAGCCACATCACATCGGTTGGTTTGCTGTAGTCGCAGTGGTGCGCCTGTGGTTTACATTCTGATCCGCAGCACTCACATTGTGGTGGTCGGATTAGCTTACCGTCGCGCAAAAAATTACCCACAATGATGTGCGCTTTTCTTTTCCATGGGTTGCTCTGAATGAACCGCTTTTTGGCTGCGTTACACCGTTCTCTTCCGCGTTCCGATGATTGATATTCTCTCCTTGCTGATACTCGATGTGGCAATCCAGCGCGTTCTTTGTCGTATTCAGCCAGGCAAGCCCGGCAAGCGGCAGTTAATCCATCTCTGGATGCTCTTCTGATTTGAAAGTCCCTTTCTTCCTTCTGTTGATGGCATCTTGAGCAGATTTTCATATTCAGCTCCTAGAACGGAATATCCGAATCGTCGAAGTTCATAGGTGGTTCGCTGTGATTCCCATGCTGCTGAGATTGCTGTCTTTGTTGCTGGCCGTTATTTCGCTGAGGTGAAGACTGTTCATTGCCTCCTTGCTTGCCACCAAGCATTTGCATGGTTCCACCAACGCCCACGATAACTTCGGTAGTGAACCGATCCTGTCCGCTTTGATCCTGCCATTTTCTTGTCCGCAATTTGCCTTCAAGATAAACCTCAGAGCCTTTTCGCAGATATTCGCTGGCAATTTCTGCCAGTTTCCCGCTCATTACCACACGGTGCCACTCCGTCTGCTCCTTTTGCTCTCCAGTTTGCTTATCACGCCATTGTTCTGACGTAGCAACTGTAAGGTTTGCAAATGCCGTTCCTGATGGTGAATATCTGATTTCTGGATCATGCCCAAGGCGACCAATAATGATCACCTTATTTACGCCTCTACTTCCCATTTATGCCGCCTGTTTTAGTTCGTTAACTCTGATGTTCATTACCTGGACGCATTTAGCCTGCGCCTCCTCGTTGCCAGCCATTAATTGCCAGTCACGCTGATAACGCTCGATGAGTTTTTTCTTGTCAGTTTCTGTTGATGCATAATCGCTGAAGTCTTTCAGGATTTGCTCGCAGTCAACCGATGGAGATTTCTGGTTGGTATTTTCTGGTGATGGTTTGTTATCTGATGCTGGGATTGCCCATCCCGGCAGCGATGGAGGGAGCCAGTAAAATCCTGTTCCATCCTTGAGTTTTGCCCTGTGCCATCCCTGCTTTTTATCGAGAGATGTTTGTGCGAAACCTTCCTCAAGGTTATACAGATACCGACCGATTCCCCACTGAACGGCAGCACGCTTCATTGCACCTGAACGACCACCTTTGACGGCTTCTACCTGCGTGTTTTCAGCAGCATCCCATTTGGTTACCCATTCGGAATCAATCCTGATTGATATGCCGCATTCAACGCCTCCGTTGTTGGGAATATCGCGGTATTCATTGCGCCATCCTGCTTTGCCGCAAACATCGTCCAGGCGTTTCATGATTGCTCTGTTCGTGACATAAGCCAGCACCATAGCCCACACCTTTCCATCGCGTGTTTTACCGCTTTGCTGTATTCGCCATTCGATATCTTCAGGGCTGAATGGCTCATCGAATTTGTTCAAATCCATAATTCACCTCAGAATGGACATGGCCCAAGGAAATAACGCTGGTTTAATACTTCGGTCTTTGCCGCATTTAAAAATACGCGAACACCTTCACGATCTCCCTTCTTGCGATACATTAACGCCTGCTGCGTGTACATGCGTCTCTGTAACTTGCTCTCCTTCACTGTGGTTGCAAGTGGCATGAATATCTCCTTCGTTACCGATTAAATCTTTCATCTGACGAATGAATTCTTCGTCTGACCAGTTATCTGTAAAACTCATTTCCTGCGATACCACGGAAGGTTGATAGCTGATTTCATCGCTTTATTTGCTTCAAGCCACATTTTGGAATCACCAATAAATCTGGCTATTACTGCTTTGTTTTGTGCAGCACGAAGCATCTGGTGATTGATGGCTATTTCATTGCGCATAACGCCTCCAGTTGTTTCTTTGCTGCTCTGATTAATTGTTTAACTCGGCGTGATAATTCAGATTCGTGCGGGGAGAAAGCGGACATGACGCCGCTACCCGCGAGCTGAAAGTGCATCATGGGTAACTCCTTATATTTGATTGCATAACGAAAATGCCTCTCGTGAAGCATTATTGGTATGCGGTAAAGCCGCGCTCAGGCGGCTACTCTATTTCTTCTTCGAATGATTTTATTAGTCGGTCAATAACATCATCCGTTTCAATATCATTTCCGTCTGATTGCTTTAATACATCTATTGATTCTGCAGCGGTAAATTCCATCGCTGTGAGAAACTCGACAATTGCACACTCAACGACATATCGTTCTTCATCTGTACGACATGAGATAAAAGAGCATTTAATTGCTGTTATTACTTTTTGTTTAAGCTCTGCAGGGTAATCAGTTTTTATCATCGTTTACTCCGTCAAAAAAAACTGCCCTCACATTGGAGGGCAAAGAAGATTTCCAATAATCAGAACAAGTCGGCTCCTGTTTAGTTACGAGCGACATTGCTCCGTGTATTCACTCGTTGGAATGAATACACAGTGCTTATTCGTACTAATAAAATACCCAATTTTCTGTTTCTTGGTTGTGTCCAAAGTTATATTCAATATCTGGTGTTGATGTATCAATATTCTTCATCCCATCAACAAGAGTTGATACAACAGCCAAATCTTGTTTGATTCTCATCAAATGGTATTTCTTCCGGCGCAATAAACTTTCAATGGCAAGTTTCTTCGTCGGGAACGCAAAAGATCTTTCTGCCTTTTTTGCTACTTTCTTAATTGCATATCTATTTCTCCTTTGTTTCCATTCCTGTAACCACTGATTTGGTGCTGGTTTAAAATCAACAATCCAATGCGCAGGAACCAACCATGCATAATGCTCTGTCTGATGAAAAGCTATATATTGAAGTGCGAATATTTTGATTCCATCTTCTTCAACTGTCGCTTGGAATCTCCAGAAAACAGGCATTCCATCATGTTCAGTTTCTGATTCAGGAAAAGGTACGCTCCATGATTTTGTCATATCTCACCTCAAATAATTCAGTGCAGTGTTTATTCTGTTGCTTATTCCAAAGCAAATTTAACCATCAACAAACTCTTCTGGTAATTTATCAACCAGTTGATGACTTATTATCAGCCATTTGCCATCCTTCGTTTCGTATGCATATTTCTGGTCTTTTATCATCATGTGTTCGGCTACTGCCCTCACTGCCTGATCGGTGACATCTTCTCTCTTTCCTACCCACATTCCTTTTTCAGTGTTTAATGTTCCTTGAAAAATACGACCACTTAATGGGCTTGCGCCCATAGTTTTTACTCTCATGTATCAGTCCTCAAATAAGTGGTTTGCTGCCTAATTTCATTTTCTGGCGACCAACACAAGTCACCCCCATTTCACTGCGTGGCTTGCTGTACCATGTGCGCTGATTCTTGCGCTCAATACGTTGCAGGTTGCTTTCAATCTGTTCGTGGTATTCAGCCAGCACCGTAAGGTCTATCGGATTCAGTGCGCTTTCTACTCGTGATTTCGGTTTGCGATTCAGCGAGAGAATAGGGCGGTTAACTGGTTTTGCGCTTACCCCAACCAACAGGGGATTTGCTGCTTTCCATTGAGCCTGTTTCTCTGCGCGACGTTCGCGGCGGCGTGTTTGTGCATCCATCTGGATTCTCCTGTCAGTTAGCTTTGAGTAACGCGCCGTGATGCTTATCTCCACGGTTGCTGTCTTGCAGCTGCATTTCGCGCTACTCAAAGCCTTCTGCTTTGAATGCTGCCCTTCTTCAGGGCTAAATTTTTAAGAGCATCACCTTCATGGTGGTTAGTACGTCCTGCTGATGGCTAAATAGTACGATTTGTACTTTATCGAGTCAATACAAAATGTTCTAAATATAATTAGTTTTTTATAACGCTTTGTATTTAATAGGTTTATATTTTGGAAAAAGAAAACCCGACGCTAAGGTCGGGTTATTGTTGTGTGTTTTAGAGTTGTGAGGCTGTTAACTAAATGTCTCTTCAGGCCACTGGCTGGCGATAACTTTCCCTACTACGAAACAGCTATCATTGCATGGAATCATTGGATATTGCGGGTTTAGTGGCTGTAGGAACACCTGACCGCTATCCCTGATCAGTTTCTTGAAGGTAAACTCGTCACCACCAAGTCTGGCTATGCAGAAATCACCTGGCTCAACAGCCTGCTCAGGGTCAACGAGAATTAACATCCCGTCAGGAAAGCTTGGCTTGGATCCTGTTGGCGCGGTCATGGAATTACCTTCAACTTCAAGCCAGAACGCACAATCACTGGCTTTTTTGGTTGTGCTGACCCATCTCTCCGCATCACCTTTGGTAAAGGTTCTAAGCTCAGGCGAGAACATCCCGGCCTGAACATGAGAAAAAACAGGGTACTCATATTGTTTTTTAACGGGGGCAGATGAGTATTCGCCAACAGGTGAAAATGTACCGTCGTGGTTGAATGAGACGTTATCAATACCAAGGTATTTAAACACCACACCAATCTCGTCAAGAGATGGATGACGAGATCCGCGCAACCAGTGACCAATTCCACCCTGCGTCATACCAAGCTCTTCAGCTAACTTCTCTTGAGTTATGCCGAGCTCTTTCATTCTGGATCTAGCCAGTTCATACCATTTCATTTTCATACCCTTATTATTACGCTCTGTACTAAAATCATCCATGCACAAGATGTATTTTTTGTTTGCATTCTAAAAGTACATATCGTATTATTGCTTCATGGTTACTATGGAGGGCATATGAGCAACCTACGAAAATATCGAGAGTCACTGAATATCTCTCAAACAACACTTGCTAAGGCAGTTGGATGCACACAGGGAGCTATCGGACATTGGGAATCTGGTCGTCGCTTCCCAGACCTTAAAACATGCCGTGCTCTTGTTGAGTGCCTAAACAAGTTAGGCGCAAAAGTCAGTCTTGATGACGTGTTCCCGCCGGAACACAAAGCCGCTTAAGACATTCCAGCTCTTACACATCCCAGCCCTGAAAAAGGGCATCAAGTTAAACCACACCTATGGTGTATGCATTTATTTGCATACATTCAATCAATTGTTATCTAAGGAAATACTTACATATGCAACTTACAAGTACTCGCAAGAAAGCGAATGCAATTACAAGCAACATCCTGAATCGAATTGCTGTACGTGGTCAGCGAAAGGTTGCCGACGCGTTAGGGATTAATGAATCGCAAATTTCGCGATGGAAAGACAGCTTTATCCCAAAGATGGCCATGCTTCTGGCTGTGCTGGAGTGGGGTGTTGAAGACGAGGAATTAGCGGAGCTGGCAAAGAAAGTAGCCATGGTGCTGACAAAAGAAAAGCCTCAAGACTGCTGCAACAGTTTTGAGGCCTGATGTAGAAAGACTGGATCAATCCACAGGAGTAATTATGACAAAACGTCGTAAGAAATACCAGGAAAAAGAAGAGATTCGACACCCTGATTCACCTGAGGGATTAGTGGTAGCCGCAGCAAATAACAGGGCGTTCGCAGAGCGCCTTGTTGGTGTTTACAGACTATCTTCGCTCATTCCCGGGCATTGCCAAACGTTCTGATGTGAACGGCGTATCGCGCGGAGTTGAGTACAACATGGCGCAGAGTGCTGTTTATCGCGTGTGTGGCGGCAAGCTGTACAAAGGAGAAAGTGAAGTCGGTGATGTTGCCGGAAGTGGTCGTGTATCAATGGCGCATGGTCGGACATCACAGGCGGTAGGTGTTAATGGTCAACTGGTCGAGTATCGCTATGATGGCACGGTTAAAACAGTCTCAAACTGGCCTACAGACAGCGGATTCACTCAGTATGAGTTAGGTTCGGTTCGTGACATTACGCGCTTACGTGGGCGTTATGCGTGGTCAAAAGACGGCACTGATTCATGGTTTATCACTGACCTTGAAGACGAATCGCATCCTGACCGTTACAGCGCACAATATCGTGCCGAGTCTCAGCCGGACGGCATCATCGGTATCGGGACATGGCGAGACTTCATCGTCTGCTTTGGTTCATCGACTATTGAATATTTCTCCCTGACTGGCGCAACCACCGTTGGTGCTGCTTTGTATGTCGCACAGCCATCACTGATGGTGCAAAAAGGCATCGCCGGGACTTACTGCAAAACGCCGTTTGCTGATTCGTATGCGTTCATCAGCAATCCGGCAACGGGTGCGCCATCTGTATACATCATCGGCTCCGGTCAGGTGTCACCAATCGCCAGCGCGAGCATTGAGAAAATCCTCCGCTCCTACACTGCTGATGAACTGGCTGATGGTGTGATGGAATCGTTGCGGTTTGATGCGCATGAGTTGCTGATTATCCATCTTCCGCGCCATGTCCTCGTATACGACGCATCTTCAAGCGCCAATGGTCCGCAATGGTGTGTGTTGAAAACAGGCCTGTATGACGATGTGTACCGCGCTATCGACTTCATTTACGAAGGCAATCAAATAACGTGCGGCGATAAGCTGGAATCGGTGACCGGGAAATTGCAGTTCGATATCAGCAGCCAGTATGGGCTTCAACAGGAACACCTGCTGTTTACTCCGTTGTTCAAAGCGGATAACGCCCGGGTGTTCGACCTTGAGGTTGAATCTTCAACTGGAGTTGCGCAGTATGCTGACCGCCTTTTTCTCTCTGCAACCACTGACGGCATCAATTACGGGCGTGAGCAGATGATTGAGCAGAATGAACCGTTCGTTTACGACAAACGCGTTTTGTGGAAGCGGGTAGGGCGCATCAGGAAAAATGTTGGCTTCAAATTGCGCGTTATCACGAAGTCACCTGTCACTCTGTCTGGCGCTCAGATAAGGATTGAGTAATGGCGGATTCGAATCTCAATACACCTGTTATTGTTCAGGCGACGCGGCTCGATACATCAATCCTTCCACGCAATATCTTCTCGCAGTCGTATCTGCTTTACGTTATTGCACAGGGTGCTGATGTTGGTAATGTGGCGAACAAGGCCAACGAGGCCGGACAAGGCGCTTATGATGCACAGGTCAGGAACGATGAGCAGGATGTGATTCTCGCTGACCATGAGCAGCGAATTTCTGCTGCGGAAGCAACGCTTGTTAATCATGAGGAGCGAATCAGCCAGGCAGAATCAACTCTTCAGGAACATGAAACACGAATAGCTCAGAATGAAAGCGATATTGCGTCGCTTGACACAAGAGTTCAGTCGCTGGAGTCGCAGGTTTCAGATCATGAATCGCGCATTGATGCTCTGGAGTATGCAACCACGCGCAAGAAGTCAGAGGTTGTTTACTCTGGCGTATCAGTAACCATTCCGACAGCGCCGACCAACCTTGTTAGCCTACTGAAAACGCTCACGCCGTCATCCGGCACGTTGGCACCATTCTTCGACACCGTTAACAACAAGATGGTTGTGTTCAACGAGAACAAAACCTTGTTCTTCAAGTTGTCGATTGTCGGGACGTGGCCCAGTGGAACCGCCAACAGGTCAATGCAACTAACATTTTCCGGTTCTGTTCCTGACACACTGGTAAGCAGTCGCAACTCGGCGACAACAACCGATAACATCTTGTTAGCTACGTTCTTCAGCGTGGATAAAGACGGCTTTCTTGCCACAAATGGCAGCACGTTAACCATTCAGTCAAATGGTGCGGCGTTTACTGCCACAACCATCAAGATAATCGCGGAGCAGTGATGATTCAGTTCAAACCAACGCGAAACATCGACCTGATCGAAGCAGTAGGAAATCACCCTGACATTATCGCCGGGAGCAACAACGGTGATGGATACGACTACAAACCTGATTGCCGTTACTTTGAGGTGAACGTGCACGGGCAGTTCGGCGGCATTGTTTACTATCAGGAGATTCAGCCGCTGACATTCGATTGCCACGCCATGTACCTGCCAGAGATTCGCGGATTCAGCAAGGAAATCGGGCTGGCGTTCTGGCGATACATTCTGACTAACACCACCGTTCAGTGCGTCACATCGTTCGCTGCACGCAAATTCCGCCACGGTCAGATGTATTGCGCGATGATTGGCCTTAAGCGTGTAGGAACCATCAAGAAATACTTCAAAGGCGTGGATGACGTGACGTTTTACAGCGCCACACGTGAAGAACTAATCGACTTCCTGAATCACGGGAGATAGCCATGTTATATGCATTTAAGCTGGGCAGAAAACTGCGCGGCGAGGAACCTTATTGCCCTGAAAAAGGCGGGAAAGGTGGTAGCTCTGATAAAAGCGCAAAGTATGCAGCAGAAGCCCAGAAGTATGCCGCAGACCTGCAAAATCAGCAGTGGCAGACGATCATGAAAAACCTTGCTCCGTTCACGCCGCTTGCGGAGCAGTATGTTAACCAGCTTCAGAATCTTTCCAGTTTAGAAGGTCAGGGGCAGGCACTTAATCAGTATTACAATTCTCAGCAGTATAAAGACCTTGCAGGTCAGGCTCGTTACCAGAGTCTTGCTGCTGCGGAGGCGACTGGCGGACTTGGTTCGACAGCCACAAGCAATCAACTGGCTACGATTGCTCCGACTCTCGGTCAGTCGTGGTTATCAAACCAGATGAGCAATTACAACAATCTGGCAAACGTTGGGCTTGGTGCTCTGCAAGGTCAGGCAAACGCCGGGCAGACGTACGCCAACAACATGAGCAGCATTGCACAGCAAAGCGCAGCTCTTGCCGCTGCTAATGCCAACAAACCATCAGGTCTTCAGACAGCAATTAGCGGTGGAGCTTCAGGGGCTATGACTGGCGCTGCTCTTGGCTCTATTGTTCCCGGACTTGGCACTGGATTAGGTGCGGCAATTGGCGGCGGACTTGGCCTGCTTGGATCGTTGTTTTAAGGGGTAATCATGGCTACTTGGCAAGGAACAAATGGCGGATTGTTGGCTGGTATCGGTGGTGTCAACTCAAACGCTCCGAGCGTAAATGACATCGGCAATACGCTTCAGCTTATCAGACAGAACAATGATATTGAGCGTTCAGGCGCTAACAATGTTGGGCTGACTGCTTTGCAAGGCCTTTCAGGTATTGCGGGGGTGTTTCAGCAGGAAAAGCAGGCTCAGCGGCAGAAAGAATTTCAGCAGGCATACGCTAATGCTTATGCGTCTGGTGATCGCGGTGCTTTGCGTCAGTTGGCTACTCAATATCCAGACCAGATTGAATCCGTTCGTAAAGGCATGGGATTCATTGATGAAGACCAGCGCAATTCTATCGGCACCTTAGCGGCTGGCGCACGCCTTGCGTCATCGTCTCCAGAAGCAATGCAATCATGGCTGCAAAACAACGCCAAGGAACTGACTCGCGTCGGTGTTGACCCTAACAGCGTTGCTCAGATGTATCAGCAGAATCCTTCAGGATTTGGTGAGTTTGTTGATCACCTTGGGATGGCTGCTCTTGGTCCGATTGATTACTTCAATGTTCAGGACAAGATGGCTGGTCGTGAAATTGACCGAGGCAGACTGGCAGAGACAATCCGCAGCAATCAGGCTGGAGAAGCACTTCAGGCGAGAGGGCAAAACCTTTCCTATCAGTCAGCAATGACTGGGCACAATATCGCAGCACAACGCTTGGCTCTGGATCAGCAAGAGTTCGGGTTTAAGATGCAGCAAGCGCAGGAAAAGGCTCAGCAGTTGATTAGCGAAGCACCTAAGCTGTCAGTAAACATGGAAAAAGGCATCGAGACGGCTGTAAACAATGCTACAGCATCATCAAACTCAGCCAATTCTATGAGTGCGCTTGCTCAACAGTTCAGAGCAGAAAAACCAACGACAGGTTTGTTCGGTAACGCACAGAACATGTTCGCAAAACTTACCGGAAGCGATACAACATTGCGTGATTTGCGCATTCGCCAAAATGCCCTTGTTAACAGTCAGGTTCTTAAATTCCTACCTCCCGGCCCAGCAACGGATAAAGACGTTGAGATCGTTCGACAGGGTGCGCCAACTGACATGGATAACCCTGAGACGGTCGCAAGATGGCTTGATGCAATGGCAAACCTTGAGCGACGAAACGCGCAGTTTAATGAGTTTAAAGCCGAGTGGATGAGCGCGAATGGCAACCCTGGACAATCGCGTAATGGCGGTCAGATATTGGGGTTGGATGTTAAAAAAGGTGAATCATTGGGGAGTGCCGTTAAGCGGTATATGTCAATGAATACTGACGCAGCGCCAGCACAAGATTCGACACCTTCAGGAGAACCACGGAATCAGGTTGGATCATATACCTCAAAATCAGGCATTCAATTTACGGTGGAATGATGAAAGTAACTGCAAACGGTAAGACATTTACCTTTCCTGATGGTACGAGCACCGAAGATATTGGCACCGCCATTGATGAGTATTTTGCTGGTCAGGCTGTTCAGCAACAAACAGTTAATCAGTCCAATAATGCACCAACACGGGACGAACCATCATTGATGCAACAAGCTGGCGATTGGCTCACTGGTGGTCAAAGTGCAGGGCAAATTGCAGAACAGGCTGGTCGTGGTCTGGTAAACATACCATTTGACGTATTGCAGGGTGGCGCAAGTCTGATTAATGCAATCAGTCAGGGGCTTGGTGGGCCAAAAGTTTTGGATGATGTTTATCGTCCAGTAGACAAACCGACAGACCCATACGCACAAGCCGGTGAAACAATTGGTGGGTATTTAGTTCCAGGAGTTGGAACGGCAGGAAGCATGGCTATTGGCTCACTGGCAGAGGCCGCAAATCAGAAAGGCGATTTCGCACAAAATGCAGCTAAAAATGCCGGAGTTAACCTTGCCGCTCAGGGTGTTCTTTCCGCAGCAGCAAAGGGAATAGGGCGTGGAATAACGGCTATAAAAGGTGATATTGCGCCAGAAGTGGCGAAGAAAATTGCCACATCAGAATCGATGGGCGTGACACCAATGACATCTGATGTTATCCCGCCGAAAAATGCTTTCACTCGTGGCCTTACTCAGGATGCCGAGGGTGCTTTGCTCGGGACAGGCTCAAAGCGAGCGGAGCAATATGCAACGCGTAGTAAACTGGTAAGCAATTATTTTGACCGTTTTGGTGAGTATAACCCTGATGATGTGGTGAAATCTCTGACCACCACGTTAAGGGGGCGGAAGGATGCCGCTGGCGCTGTTATCAATGACGTCACCAATAAAATGGGTAATGCCGCAGTTGATACCACAAATACCATGAATGCTCTGAATACAGCGATCGCAAGACAGGAACGGCTTGGGACGTCTGCCAATCAAAGCCTGCTTACATCCTTGCGTAACCTACGTGAAGAATTAGCAAACCCTGCAACTGATTTGGATGTTACGTTTGATCTCTTGCGTCAGCACAGAACAGCATTTAGATCTAATGTTCAGGGAGATGCTATGGTCTTCCCCAACCAGGCAAAAGCAGCTACCAATATGGTAGAGAATGCAATGTCAAAAGACCTTCGTAACGCAGTTGCTAAAAACCTCGGTGCATCAGACGCAGCAAAATACCTTAAAGCAAATTCCGATTATGCAAACGTTTATAATAAGGTGCTTAATAAAAACATTGCTAACAAGCTCAACAAGGCAAGCAGTGAAGCCAGTCCTGAACTTATAAATACCGTTGTATTAAGCAGAAAACCATCTGACGTGAAACGAATCTGGAGCGCACTGGATGATAAAGGGAAAGATGCTATGCGTGCAGCTTACGTCAGCAAAATAGCGGAAAAGGCCGGTGACTCTCCAGCCAAGTTCATCACTGAAGTTAATAAGCTGAAATCTCAGTCAGGCGGTGAAATTTACAACACTATTTTTTCTGGAAAGCACATGAAAGAGCTTGATGCTCTTCATGAAGTTCTACAGCAAACAGCAAGGTCAGACACCGCAAATGTAGTAACTCAGACGGGGCAATCGCAAGCCAACAGGATAAGGACGATTGGCGCAACTGCGACTCTTGGTGTATCAATGGGGCTTGAGGCTGGTTTTGGTGCAATGATGCGTTTGTATGAGTCCAAAGCCGCAAGGAATATGCTTCTTCGTTTGGCAAACACCAAAGCAGGAACGCCAGCTTATGAAAGAGCGTTAAATAATGCTGCAAATGCGATACGCCCTATACTTTCAAGCCAAATTACAGCAGAACAATAGATAAATAATTAAATAAGCACATAACTACTGACAGATAACCAACGCAACTACCCAGCTTCGGCTGGGTTTTTTTATGCCCAAAATTCACCGTGGCCACGCTGCGGCGATTCATTGTATCTGGAGCAAATTAAATGACAGACATTACAGCCAATGTGATCGTATCGATGCCTTCGCAACTCTTCACTATGGCTCGTTCTTTTAAAGCCGTAGCCAATGGAAAAATTTATATCGGTAAAATTGACACTGATCCGGTAAATCCTGAAAACCAGATTCCAGTATATCTGGAACGAGAAGACGGCACTCATGTTCAAGTGTCACAACCAATCGTTATAAATGCTGCCGGATATCCGGTATATAACGGACAGATTGCCAAATTCGTAACTGTGCAAGGCCATTCTATGGCTGTTTATGATGCGTACGGTGTGCAGCAGTTCTATTTTCCAAATGTGCTGAAGTATGATCCCGATCAGTTAGAACAAAGACTAACATCAAGCACTGGGGCAGGAATGATTGGCACTGTTAGTGGAGAGACGATTCAGGAAGCCCTTGATGATAATGCGAAAGGTAATATTGCTAATGATTCTGCTAACTATGGTTCAAGAAATATAAGGATGTTACTTAATGTAAACTACCTGATTAAATCAAGAAGTCCATTAAAAATTCTTTGTCAGGGAGATTCAATAACTGCTGGATATGATATTTCATCAACAGATATTGTTGAAGGAAGCCCTGATAACGCAACTCATGCCACAGTTACGTATCCTGTTCGTCTTGGATCATATCTTGAGGAACAATCAGGGGCGCCAACATCAATAACTGTAAGGGCAATTTCAGGCTTCACGGCAAAAAATGCCTATGAGAATCCTGACTGGCAAACAAACCCTAATTGCGACTTGGCAATTTTAATGTATGCGATTAACGATGCAAATGAGGGCGACATCAATGAGTACCTTGAGTATATGGAAAAATTGATACGTCGCTTTATTGATTGGGGGATGGGTGTTCTTGTTTGTCAAACTGCGTCAGGTAGTTTTAGTATGTACAATTTTAACTTGGCTAACTACCAACAGTCATATGCATTTCAGGTCAAAAACTTAGCCACACTATATAACTGCGCACATATTAACCTTGGCGAGCTTCAGTTCAACATGCCACAGGGTGTAGTGCAAAGCGACGGCACCCACTTTAACTCATTGGGGTATCAGCGAATGGGTGAGGCAATCGCATCAATGTTAATGGCTGGCGGTCTTTCTCCATCGTACAAACCAATATCATCAGAAATCATGATGTGGCCCACTATGATGTCTGATCATTTTGGCATGGCCTTGCCTACTAACAATTTCAATATTGTCTTTGATCGAGCTGCATATACTCAACAACGAATAACTGGACAGTTCCCGATAACTGGTAGCGCAGTAATGTCGTACAGCTTTTATCTTGATGCAGAAGCTGCTGAGATAGATGTTATTGGCAGTTGGGATGATGTTGTTTTAAGCATGCTGGTTCAGCATCCAGTTGAGAATTACACAGGAACGAAGCCACCATACTACGATTTGAATTATCCAGTTAGTAGCAATCTAAGTTATCAAGGAAAACAATATGGATGGCCACTTCGTAATAGAGGCGGCAATAGCACAGGAATGGTAAAGCACGCCGGACAATTGATTGGTCGAGGATGGAAAACAATTACATTCGCAAAAATAGCTGATGGCAATGCGTTTATTCAAGGAGTAATTGTTAGGCCTGTTCATATGATCAATACACATGGTGATGGATACAGCAACATTCGTGGAAAAGCCGAATCAATAAAGCTCAGGGTTCCTGCAATGAATACTGGGACAGGAACATCAATGCCATCCCCAGCAACACTATCAGCAGTTGTTATGCCATTGCCATCTGATATGTATCATCAGACGTTCGATCCATCAGTCAACTATGCTGATTGCGGATTCGCCACTATACAAATACATGGAACCGGTGGTACGCATGGAAATGTGTATTACGAGGGAGTGTTGTTGAGAAATGGACCTGCAACGATAGAGGTGGTACAAAAGAGTGCTCTGGGTGGTGAATGGCCTGTAATCACTGCATCTCAAGGAAATGATGCCAGAAATACCAACTCGTATAATGCAAACTCAGTGGCGGCAAATATGCCAATGTTCGATATCTCTACTCCAGGGGAACCTAGTGTTAATTACGGTGCGCCAAATGAAAACGGAGCTATATTGCAGTTAAATTTTGACTGGTCAGGAGTTTCAGGGGGGGCTAAAACCGGGTACTACAAGATAGTTCTTACCTGTGCTGGTTCAGAAGCCTCTACATTGAAAGCATTCTAAAAATGTAAAAGCCCGGTCATCCGGCAATGCCGATCAGTTAAGGATTGGTTGATCTGTCTTTAAACTGCAGCACTATAACGGCTTCCACTACAGGGAGCCGTTTTCTTAATTCTATCAAACATAGTTATATACGAGTAAATCTATTCTTATTTTATTATGTGAATAAATAGCACTATCTACCGCATATCCAGAGAAATTTTTAATAAATATAGACGAATTCATATGCGCTGAAACCATGGCATCCAGATCAAGCGTGGTATGGTAACGGAATGTATAGGAATTTAAATATTACGTAAAAAGGCCTCAACAGAGGCCTTAAAATTATGAGCCTAGATCTAACCGCCTTTGCATTGTTTCTATGTTGTAAATTCCAAACTCAATTGAGTTTATATCTTCTAACGAAACAGGTTCCTTCCATTGAGTGTTAACGCATGTACTTTCGTCATTATGCATTGAATAAGGAGCGAAAAAATTTCTGTTAATGACTGAACCATCTTTATTGTGAATAAGTAGATAGTACCACTCGTTTCTTTTAAGAGTAGGGGATACTGTATTTGAAATGCAAGCATAGAAATACTTATCACCGTAATGAGCATTACTTACCATGTTACTCTTAAATGTATATGGTATCATCTTATTATTCGCTTCGTCATATAATGTATTCTCAAAAGATATGACCGTAGTTGAATTAATGTTATATATTGAAAAAATATTGTTTGAGAATATTGGTTTTGAATTTTTAATTGCATCTCTGTATTTGCTTTGCTCTTGAATATCCGGATATTCAATATTGTCAAGCCCCTCATGCATAAGTACGAATCGACCACCGTCATAACCATTGATAAAGTGCTGCGGCGACAATATGTTAATCAATGGATATGATAATGAGTTGATGTATGATAATGGAGACTGGCGAAGTTGACCAAGAATAACAACTTTATGATTAATTGAAAGGTAACTGCTATCAATTATGTTTATAATTCTCTGAGACGTTGCTTTTTGAAACTCAACGTCAGATCTAACCGCATTGCTTGTTGCGTTAATCATGCCAAATAGATAAAAAATGAAAATAAATTGCACAGCAATAGTTATCTTCTTATTCCCATTCAACATAACTGGTATGAAGCATATGAAGAAAAGACATGCACCAACACCAATATAAATTCTTGGATAGAAAATTGGCTTCTCACCAAATATCGCTATACCCGGAACTGCAATAGATAAAGCAACCAATGCCAGAATAAAACCAATTATAGAATATGGTTTCTTGTTGGTTATAGAGTGCTTTACAATACAAAAAAGGGAGTAACATATTATTGGAGTTACAGCTATTAAGAATCCAGAATTCAACATCAATATTATGTTATGCATAGAAGATGATATGTTTGCCATTAACCGCGATATACCATCTGCACTTAGTGATATAGGTTTGTTAAATTCTTTGAAATAGTCGTTAATTACAAAAAATCCAAGTATGATTTTTGAGTAAATAACATAAGCCACAGCTAGTTGCATTATTCTAATGAGGCAGTTTTTAATGGTTTTTTTTGCATCATGAAAACAACTATTTATAAATAGCTCTATACCAGCAAAAGCAATAAAAATACTAACTGCTGCTTGATAAAGTCCAAATGAAAAAATAACAGCCAAAGTGCCGAAAGCTATATTTATTTTTTTATCTAAAGTAACTACGTATGGAACAATGCAGGCCGATATAGCAAGCATCATAAATGCAGAGTCATATCTAAATAATAAATTAGATATAAATAATGGTGACATTATAATCGTTGTATAGGCAAAACAGTAAGTGTATGAATTAATCTTACCATAGAAACTACCAAGCTTGCTCCCGATATATGCAAAAATAAAAATTGATACTATAAGTGCAAGTGGAAACGTATCAGGCATCATTTGACCAAAGGTCAGTATTTGATAAAAGGTATTAGCAAACGGTCTTCCATCTGAACTCCATGAGCTATAGCCTGAATAGGCTCGGAAAAGATCATCATAATAATATGATGTGCCAAGAATAATTGGCAAGCAATATACTATAGCTAATGCTGATATTATAATTAAATTACTTTTTTTCACAGTCATTTTCCTTTAAAAGATACCTTGGTCTGTTTTTTGACTCAATATATATTCTTCCTATGTATTCTCCAAGCACACCGATCCCTATAAGCTGCACACCACCTAAAAATAGTATAGACACAATAATTGATGGATACCCAGGAACATCATTTCCAAATATCAGCTTATCTAAAATCATCCATGCACCATAAATGAATGCCAAACCGGCAACAAAAAGACCGATGTAAGTCCACATACGCAGAGGAAATGTAGAGAAGCTAGTGATACCCTCCAGAGCCAGGTTCCATAATTTCCACCCATTAAATTTAGTTGTTCCTGCAACGCGCTCAGCGCGAGCATATTCAACAACATCTGTACGACCACCAACCCAGCTTAATACTCCTTTCATGAACAGGTTGCGTTCTGGTAATAATTTAATGTTTTCCACAACTCCTCGAGACATTAGTCGGAAATCTCCGACGTTCTCCTCAATTTTTGGGTTGCTTATTTTGTTGTGAAGTTTATAGAACCACTCAGCAGTCTTGCGCTTCAGTCTTCCATCTGTAGAACGGTCAGAGCGCTTAGCAAGTACCATATCAGCACCTGCCTGCCACTTTTCAATAAGATGAGGAATAACCTCAATCGGGTCTTGCAGGTCAACATCAATTGGAATCACGGCATCGCCAGTTGCATGGTCTAACCCTGCAAACAATGCTGGTTCTTTACCAAAGTTGCGTGTAAATGACAGCGGAACAACTAGAGGATCTGAAACAGCCAGAGCATTAATAATTGACTCCGTAGCGTCTTTGCTGCCGTCATTTATGAAAACAATTTCCACTTCATATGACTTCAATTCTTCGAATTCACGTACCGTTTTATAAAAAATTGGTATCGCTTCTTCTTCATTGAAGACAGGAACTACAAGAGATATCTTCAT